AACGAGATCAGTGCGGCAAAGCAGGACTTAGATGAGCGCACCTTTGAGCAGGAGTATGAGGCGAGGTTTGTTAATTACTCAGGCATCATTTACTACAACTTTAGCCGTGAGCAGTCCGTGGTGCGTTATCACGGCGAGCCTGACCGGATACTGATAGGCATGGACTTTAACCTTGATCCCATGTCTGCCGTAGTAATGACGCGGAAGGGCAACACTCTCCATGCGTTTGATGAGATTGTCATTTTTGGAAGCAACACCGATGAGATGGCTGATGAGATACGCAAGAGATTTGGCACTAAAAATGTTACGATATACCCAGACCCAGCGTGCCGCCAGCGCAAGACATCAGCAGGTGGGCGCACTGACTTGTCGATACTGCAAAACGCAGGCTTTGAGGTAAAGGTTAGAAACTCGCACTCAGCGATAAGAGACAGAATTAACGCAGTCAACTCCAGACTGCGATCAGCGGATGGCGTGAGGCAGTTATTTGTTGACCCAAAGTGCAAGAAAACCATTGAGTCACTTGAGCGTCAGACGTACAAGGAAGGAACCAGCCAGGTTAATAAGGACGGTTTCGATCACATGAATGACGCGCTGGGGTATGCAGTTGATTACCTATTCCCCATTCGCAAGCAATACGAGGCTCCAACGCCTCAACGGTGGACTTGATGCTTATTAACCATGATATTGAGTACCAGCACCCCGATTACGAGAACAATGTAGGACGGTGGGAATTTTATCTCCGTAGCTACATGGGTGGCGCTGATTACCGAGAGGGCAACTACCTCACGGCGTATTTAAACGAGGACAGCAAGGCGTATGACCGCCGTTTGCAGTTGACCCCGATAGACAATCATTCCCGCAATGTCATACATATCTACTCATCATTTTTGTGGCGAGTTAGCCCAACAAGAAACTTCGAGGGCATGGAAGGCAGTCCTGGCCTTGAGGCGTTCTTGCACGATGCTGACCTGGACGGTCAGAACTTCAACAGCTTTATGCGTCAGGCTCAGATTTGGTCGTCTGTCTACGGTCATGTCTGGATCATGGTAGACAAGCCGCAGTCCAATGCAGGCACAAGGGCAGAGGAGTTGGCCCAAGGGCTTAGACCATACGTCACGCTTATCACGCCTGAGAACGTCTATGACTGGCGCTGGGAGCGACAGCAATCAGGACGGCATGAGCTAACCTATCTCAAGGTCAGGGAGTCCGTGCACCGCGTTGACGGCACTACCACGGTGACGTACTTCCGCGAGTGGTACAGGGACACAATCAAGCTCATTCGCTATGACGGCGCTGAGTCGCAGGTCATTGAGCAGATTGATAACCCCATCGGTGTCATTCCTGCTGTGTATCTGCCTGCCAATCGGTCAGTGGTCAGGGGCATTGGTATCTCTGACATCTCTGACGTGGCTTATATGCAAAAGGCCATCTACTCAGAACTGAGCGAGATTGAGCAGTTGATCCGTATTTCTAACCATCCAACCCTGGTCAAGACATACGACACGGACGCAAGCGCAGGCGCAGGTGCCATCATCAACATGGCAGATGACCTGGACGCAGGACTGCGGCCTTATCAGATGCAACCGTCAGGGGCTAACCTGGACGCCATCAGAGCGTCTATAGCGGACAAAATAGACGCTATCAATAGGATGACCCACATGGGGGCCGTTCGTGGCGCTAAGGAGATTACGCAGAGCGGTGTGGCAATGCAGACGGAGTTCCAGATGCTCAATGCAAAGCTGTCTGAGAAAGCCGACATCCTTGAGTTAGCTGAGGAGCAGTTGTGGGGCTTTTACTGTAACTGGGAGGAACATAACACCCATGAGGTGCAGATCAGCTACCCCGACTCGTTTGATCTCCGTGATTACGCCCAGGAGTTGCAGTTCTTGCAACAAGTGCGTGCCAGTGGCGTTAAGTCAGTCACGCTACTGCGTGAGGTGGACAAGCAGATTGCCGACCTGGTGCTTGATGATGAGGCTCTGTCTGTTGCCCACCAGGAGATTTTGGAAAACACCATAGCAATTGGCGACTTCTCCGATAAGACGCAAATATACAAGTACCACATGGATGCGGGGCTTGTTACCGCCAATGAGGTGCGCGAGAAGATCGGCCTTGACGATGTTGCTGGCGGCGATTCACTGTTACCCCCTGTTGCTGATGCGTCACAGACAACTGAGTAATGGCAACAGAGCGAGAGCATGACGATTACCTTAACGATCTAGCAGATTCCCATGAGGGCAGGATGCTGGATGCGTTGCAACGTCTTGAGCTTCGCATTGCTGACTACCTAGATAACGCGCCTACTCAGGACGGCAGGCTCTTTGACTTAGAGTGGGCAGTCTCAACCAGGACGGAACTGCGCCAGGCGTTAGAGGAGGAGTACGGCGTTATAGCGCAGTCTATTCTGGACGATTATCCAGATGTGGCTGTCAGATCGCTGGAAATGCTGAACAACTACGGCGACTTTACAGGAACCAGCCGCCAGGTAATTAGACAGCTTCAACAGCTTACGTTTGCAGGTTTTGAGGATGTAGGCGCTACATACCTGGACACCATCGCCTCTGAGGTTTACCAGAACACCCTGACAGGCAGGCCAAAGGCCGAAATGGTCAAGAGCGTTAGGCAGACCATTAACGGCGTCTATATGCAAAGCGACCAGGCCGAGATCAATAAGCTCGTAGATATAGCCAAGAATGGCACGCCAGCGCAGTCAAAGGCCGCTATTGACCGCTTGCACACCGTTTATGCGTCTGACCGCACTGGTAACAATATGCGGCGTTACGCCACGCAGATCACCCAAGATAGCCTCATGCAGTTTGATGCAAACCTCAATGTCAGGGCTGGCCTGGAGGCGGGCGCTACCAGGTGGAAGTATTTTGGCGATGTCATACGCGATAGCAGGCAGTTTTGCCGTGATCGGGTTGGCAACACCTACACCACCGAGGAGATTGAGGAGATTTGGCAAGGCTCCTGGCAGGGCAAGTCATCTAGTGAAGGCTTTGTAGCCAGGGGAGGCTATAACTGCCGCCACCATTGGAGGCCAGTGCTGGATGAGGAGCAGGTGCAGGCACCGCCGCCGCCACCACCAGAGCCAGAGGCCGAGCCACAGGCAGAGCCAGGATTACCCGAGGTTCAGAGCAAGACCAAGACGGTTAAGGCCATAAACCAGCAACTAGAGACTGCTGGGGCTACCACGTCAACAGATCGGTCAGCGGCGGCATACCTGATAGATGCCAATGGCGTACTACCAAGCCGATTCAAGGTAAACGGCAAGAAACGTACAGAAAAGACCAGCCAGGCCATGAACCGCAGTATTGGCAAGTCGTCTATTGGCTCTCTGAGCGCGGAGGCCAGCGTTATGCTGAAGCAGTTGCTTGATGAGACGGCTGACCTGGGCAAGAAATACAAGACGCCCAACATCAGAGGCGTTAACCTGGTGTCTGGTAATAAGGCCGTGGCAAACATGGGCGATGGTCTGCTGGGCGTAAAAGCCAAGTACATGAACAGGTACGCGAAAAAGTCCTACACTGCGCCAGAAAAGCTACAGGCAGAGTTGCTTGCGTCAAATGCGGCTGTTGAGGAGTTGCGGGAGCAATACGACAAGATAATCCTGGAATACCGAGCGGCAGGCAAGGTCATGCAGGAGGCCAGGGACAATTACGATAGTTTCCTGGCGTTTAGCAAGGGGCCAGAGTACCTACGTAGGCAAGAGTTAGCCGATAAAGCCGAAAAGCTCCGCAGAAAGCTGAACAAGCAAATAGACGTAAGTAGTGAGTTAAGCGCTGTAGCCAAGCCGAGAGAGATAAGCACCTGGGCGGTAGGCGATGACCTGGCAGACAGGCCGTGGACATCTGACGCCTTTTTTGAGTCAGACTTTGACGTAATGAGAAGCACTGTCTACCACGAATATGGACACCTGGTGCATCAGGAGTCCTGGCGCAGAATGACAGACCGAGGCGAAACAGCAACGTCTATGGAAAACTGGCTGGCCTCATTGTTCTACAAAAACAAGAAACGCGACAAAGATAGAGTATTCCCCACGGAATATGCGGAGACAAACCCTAAAGAGTGGTTTGCAGAGAGCTTTTCCCTATACAACATGGGCAGAGCAGACCTGATAGACCCAACCCTGAAGCGCTTTTTAGACGCTCTGGCGGCTAGTGACGGCAGGCTCAAGGTGTTTGAGGGCTGGGATTTTGACAAAGGAGGGCCGATATAATGAGCAAGGCATTTGACCAGGCACGCGAACTGGTACAGCAAGAACCAATGCCAGAGGATATAATTGAGCTTCTGGACGATCTGCGAGAGGATATAGAGCCAGATGAAAATGACAAGTTTGAGTGGCTGTATGAGGCCGCATCCTTGAGCGACAGACTAAGCAGTGAGGATCAGTAATGCCATACCACAAAGGTAAGAAGAAAAAGAAAAAGTCCAAGTAATTTGATAAACTAACCAGACTCCATTGGAGGTTCGTTACATGAGCGAAGAAGTCATGGAAGTAGAAGGTACTGAGGCCGTTGAGCAACCCGTTCAAGAAGCTCAGGAAGCAAAGACGTTTACGCAGGAAGAATTAGACCGGATAGTTGCTGACCGAATTGCACGCCAGGCGCGTCAGTTTGAGAAAAAGCTAGAGGGTCTGGACTTAGATGAAGCACGCCAGCTTTTAAGTGAAAGGCAAAGCGCCGAGATCGAAAAGCAAAAGGAGCGTGGTGAGTTTGAGAACATTCTTAAGCAGACCGTCGAAAAGAAAGATCAGGAGATTGGCGCGTACAAGGTCAAGCTGGAGCAGACGCTAGTGGATGGCTCTCTGTTATCAGCCGCCGCCAAGAACGGCGCAGTATCCCCTGAGCAAGTCAGTCAGTTGTTACGCGGCTCCGTTGCGCTATCTGAAGATGGCACCGTAGAGGTTTTCGATAAAAACGGGACGCCACGGTACAACGACAAGGGCGAACTGCTCGCGGTTGAAGAACTGGTGGCAGACTTTTTGACAACTAACCCGCACTTTGTGAAGGCATCACAAGGTGGTGCAGGATCAGCGGGGGCAGTTGGTGGTTCTACGCCGAAAACCTTAACGGCGGCTGAAATGTTGGCTAACTACGAAAGCGGGGGCCGTGAGGCGTTCCGTGAAATGCAGTTAGCAAAGAAAGCAACCCGCTAATTCAAAAGGAATTTGAACAATGGCAAATGAAACTACTTCAACAACTTTAGACGATCTGTTTGCAAACATTATCCTGCAAGCACGCTTCACTGCCGAGGAGCAGTCAATCATGCTGGGCCTTGTTACCCGTTATGACATCGGTAACGTAGCTGGCAAAACCGTCCAGGTGCCTAAGTACCCAGCAATTACGGCGGCTGACCTGACGGAAGGCACCGATATGTCCGCAACTGAAGTCTCTACTTCTAGCGTAACCGTTACCGTTGGTGAGGTTGGCTCGCAAGTTGTACTGACTGACATGGCGGCGTTTGGCGCTGGCAACCCTGCCGCAGAGCTTGGCACTGTCCTGGGTAACGCTATCGCTACCAAGATGGACACCGACCTTATTGCTCTGTTTGACGGCTTCAGCACTTCTCTGGGTGCTACTACTCAAGAGATCACTGTTGCTGACATCTTCAACGCGGCGTCTCGCTTGAAGGCGGCTAAGGCTCCTGGTCAATACTCAGCAGTCTTGCACCCCTACCAGGCTTATCAGTTAAAGGCCAACATGACCAACACGTTTGCAAACCCGAATGGCGGTGATTTGCAGAATGAGGCCATGCGTACTGGCTACATTGGCACCGTTGCTGGCGTGAACATCTACGAGTCAGCCAACGTCACCATTGACGGCTCTGGCGATTCAAAGGGCGCTGTATTTGCTCCCGAAGCTATCGCTATCGCTATGAAGCGCGACTTCAACATCGAGACTGAGCGTAACGCATCACTGCGTGCGTTTGAGTTGAACGCTACTGCCGTCTATGGCGTTGCAGAGCTTGACGACTCTTACGGCGTAGAAATGTACTTCGACGCTGGAATCTAAGGTACTACGCGCCCCTTCGGGGGCGCTTTCCTTTAGGAAAAGGTCATGGCTGTTGTTTATCGTGGTGAGCGTTTTGAGGGCTACAACGTCCCCAAGCGCGCTAGAGATCAGGCCATGAGAAAGGCGTGGTATGCCAGGCATGGCGACACGCTAAAAGGCGCGACAGTATTTGATCCTATTTACTGGGCCGCAAAGGTTAAATGGTGATCTGATGGCGTTTTCTACTGACTGGAACTTGCAAGAAATCATCCCTGACATCCTAGATTTTGGGATTGAGAACTTTATTGATGAGCACGCCACGGCTCAGGCAGAGCTAGAGCGTGAGATTAGGAACCGCTGGTGGCACCGTACAGGGCGAGCAGGTGAGATGAATAGCGCTCTGCTTACCGAGTCTCAATGGACAAAGGCGACGGCGTACCTAGTGCTATGGAAGCACGCGCTTCCGAAGCTGACCAACTGGGTAGAGAATGACAGATTTTTGCACATGATCGACTTTTACCGCGTCAGGTATGGCGAGGAGTTAGAGGCGGTTTTTGCTGACGGCGTAGAGTATGACTACGATGAGGACGGCACAGTGCAGGATGAGGAAAAGCTACCCAAGCCTCTGAATAGGCTAGACCGCTAATGGGGCTTGTTCCAAACGTCAAAGTTAGCATTAGCCCCAGTGACTCCGCAAAGCTGACGGCAAAAGAAAGACAGCAGATCAAGGAGCGCACGCCGCTGGGCCTAAGCAGGGCGGCATTGCTTGGCATTAACATCATCCAGGAGCGCCTGGATAGGGGCCAGGGTTACAGAGGCAAGCTCAAGCCATACAGCCCAGCTTATTTGCTACTCAAGCAGAAGCGAAAGCCAGAGAACGCTGGAGCGGTAAACCTCACCTGGTCAGGCAATATGCGCGGGTCTATCACAAGCAAATACAATGATAGATTTGCCACTATCTACTTTTCCCGCTCAACTGAGGCTAGAAAGGCCGCAATGCTGGAAAAAGAAAGGCCGTTTTTTGGCTTGAATGACGCTGACGAAAAGCTACTGGCAGAGGCGTTTAGAAAATACGTTTTTAGAGGGTTTGGGCAATGAGCATACGGGAGAGCATTGCAGATAATATCGTTACGGTGCTTTTGGAATGGTCTGCTGGCTACAAGTTTAAGCTCGTAACCCGAGAGCCTTTTGACTTTGACAAGCTAAGTAACGCTCAGTTTCCCGCAATCCTTATTCGAAGCTCAAATGAGAACCGAGAGGACGCCACAATAGGCGGTGCATCGGCAACCAGGACAGCCACGATTGACTACCAGATCATTTGCTACGTCAAAACCAAGGATATTGATACCGCCAGGAATGAGGCGGTAGAGCGGATTGAGGAAAAGCTAGACACTGACAGAACCAGGGGCGGCTATGCGTTAGATACGCAGGTCATCTCTATTGACGCTGATGACGGTAGTATCGACCCGATTGGCGGGGTTATAATCACGGTTCGATGTATTTACCAATTCACCAGAGGGACTACCTAATGGTTGAGATGAAATTAAAGGGCGGCGACACCATCCTGGCGCACCCTTCAAAGGTTGAAAGTTTAAAGAATATGGGTTGGCTACTTGCCGAGGCAGAAAAGCCCAAGGCAAAGAAAAAGGCCGAGCCAAAAGTTGACACAGTTATTGATTCCGAGGAGGAATAACTAATGGCTACTCACACAGGAAGCGAAGGCTTGGTGAAAGTTGGCAGTAACACGGTTGCAGAAGTGCGCTCCTACAGCATTGAGGAGACGGCTGACACCATCGAAGAAACCACAATGGGCCAAAGTGCGCGTCTGTACCGATCTAGCCTCACAAGCTGGTCAGGCAGTCTTGACATCTATTGGGATGAAACCGATACGTCAGGCCAGGGCGCTCTGACTGTTGGCTCAGAAGTCACCTTGAACGTCTACCCCGAAGGCGACTCAGCAGGCGATACCTACTACACGGGTACGGCTATTGTCACTGGTGTCACTAAGAGCGCGGCTTTTGATGGCATGGTTGAGGGTTCTATTTCCGTCCAGGGTGACGGTGCGCTCACCGG